AAATTCACCTGCACCTGTCCACCTTCGGCATTGGCTTCTTGAATCCTTAACCAATGAGCCAACATACAAAATTGCATCCATTTTGTAAGTTTTCCTAACTGATTCATTTACTTTGCCATTGTATTGGCCTAGTGCATCTCTTGATGCTTGTGTAACCAATCTTTTCATCAAACCGCCCCTTTGTTCTGTTGTTACAAGAACTGATTCCAAACTTTGAATCATATCTTTAAGACTGCCCCCTTGATTGACACTTGTAAACATTTCGTCTTGTATTGGCCTTAAAAGACCAATGTTAAGCCCTTGTTTTTTTAAGTTTTGGGTTGTTTCTCCAATTGCCCAACGTTTAAAAGGGTTTAATTCTGTCTTTGTTAACTTTATACCATTGAAATCAAGCTGAAATTTTTGCTGATTGTTTTGAAGCTGATCAAAGTTAACAATGAAATCATCAACCATTTCAAAATATCCGGACTTCAAAAGAAACCTTTCAGCAGCTCTTTGAAACTTAAAAACCCTTTCTTTGTTCCTTTCGCTTTTACTTAGGTTGCCGCTGCTTGTGTCGTACTTTCTTAGCCATGCAAGCAGTTGTTTGTTAAACCTTGGTTCAACTATTGAAATCCTTTTTTTGATTTCATCAAGTGCTGCATCAATTATTTGGTTTGCTTTATTAAAATTAGGTGCTGCCATTTTTATAAATCACTAAATTCATCTTCTTCAGGTGGTGTTGCATTTGCTAAACCAAGCACATCTGAAAGTGCATTATCTAATTGTGCATAGATTGTTTCAAGATCTTGGTATATAAATTCCCTATTTTGCTCGTAAGCATTTGCAACTAAATTGAAAACACTGGTTGCTTTTATTATGTCTTCGCGGGTAAAAACCCCTAAAAGATAATATTCTTTTTGCTCTGCATCAGTGTAAAGATAAGCTTTTGAATAACCAAGTAATATTTCAGCCATCCTTTGCCCCGCCTTATCTGTTGAAAATCGTTGCTTCAACCAATCACCAAACGCTGCAGCCCTTACAAAGTCGGGTGCCTTTGATTGAATTGTTTGTTTATATTCTTCAAAAAGTTCTGCTTCATTCTTTATATCAAAACTAGTTGGAGGGATAACAACAATAGTATTTTCATTATCCATGAACCGCAAAGCCTGAATAATATAGATCATGTAGTTCATCCTTGCAAAAATACTATCTGAAATCCTTTTTACTTCAATGTATTCCGGTTCTTTATCAACTTCTTTTGCTACTGCTGATTGTGCGTATTTTACCGCCTTTTCAATGTTTAGTATTTCTTTGGCCTGTTCATACTTCTTTTCTGTATAGTCGCTTAAATACTGCAATATATCAGTATTTGGACTTACAAATTCAATTGGTTTTATATCTGCAGCATTGTTTGCATCATTGTATTTTGGTTCCTTCTTAATGTAAACCCCGCCCAACGGTGAAAAGCTTACATTTTGGCCTGTTCCATTGCAATGATGGCAAGTTACAATTTGTCTATCAGGGTTTTCCGGTGTTGGGTCTGTAAGATATTCGCCTTGCCCGTTACAATGCGTACATTCAACACCCTGCAATATTTTGATGGGGAAAGCATTTGCCATTGCTGCACTAAATTCTTGGTTGTCGCTGATGGCTGCCCCATTTAAAAATGGTATTGCGCTTGATATGTCAGACTTGAAATAGCTAAATTGAAAGCCCCTATAATCATCCGACAATGCACGCCCACCCATGATGACAAAAGGCAGTGCCCCAATATTGTGTTCATAAGTCACAACAAGATAACTTTGTTGGTTTTCGCCTTCTGCACCTACTTCAATATATCCATAGAATTGATCAGTAACAACATAATCACGAAAAGTGACATTGCCACTTGAGCCCAAGCTATTTACAGTTTGATATTTATTTTCATAAGTGGGTGCCCTATAAATTAGAACCTTTTCATCTAAATCAATGAAATCAATATATTTTGATTCAATAAATTTAAAATCAACATCAACAGCAACGTTTGCTTGTTCAATTCCTGCACCTTTCGGCATTGCAAGAAAGACGGCATTTGGGTCTAAAACCCTTTTAGATGGGAATTTTTGAAGAAAATAATCAGCAAAACTTTCACCTTCTAACATTAAATTGTTCATAAACTGCTGCATCCTTTCAGACTGGTAAACAACAGAAAACTTTGAATCTTGCATAAGTCTTGAAAGCTTGTTTATACTTTCAGTAACACAAGATTCTGTTTTTGCTTGATAAACGTTTTGTCTATACTTAGCAATTCTTTCGTCCTCATTTGGGAAAGTTTCATGCAATATTTCGGGCACATCACCAAAGTAATGTGGAGCAACTTCTTTATAAACTTCAGCCCATTTATCTTTGAACGGGTGCTTTGGAATATTATAAATACCTCCAAATTGCTTAACCCAAATTTGAAATTCTGCAGCAGTCATTTAAACAATTTTATAGGTGTAATTTTTTACCAACCAAGAAAGGCAAAAGAACAGGCTTGTTAATACCTAAGCCCGTTTTGAAGGTAATACCAATTTGAAAGTCTTTGACTTCACTGTTTGTTTCAGGTATGTTTTCATCAACTTTAAAAGTTGAATCACCAAAAAAACCGTAAAAGTTGCCAAGACAATCAATAAAACCAAAATCATACAATTCCCCTTTTATATCCATGAAATTGTATATGTCATATTTTGTTTTACTGTCATTGTATGCAGAATCAACAATACTTGCTTCATAGTTCTTTGCAACAGTTTTTGCAGTACCACAAGCACCAACAGTAACTTCATCACGATCAGGCACCGGAATAGCACCGCGGATAAAATCACCATCATAGATGCCAACAATTTCTTTTGCTTCAATTTTTGTATCCCATTCTGCTTCATCTGTAAAATCAACAAAATCAACATTACAAGCAATGGCAACCCACCCTGCAATACCTCCTTTTTCTACTGCATCACCACAACCTTCTTCAAAAACAGGGTAATCAAAATCTAATGGGTCACAATCTTCGCAAGAAGCAAACGCACCTTGTATTTTAAACGCATTGTAAGCAAAAGCCAATGCACTTAATTGAAATATTTTTTTCATTTTTAAGTTAAATGTAAATTTTTTTTGCTGCCCGTTAGCAATCCAAGTTAAATTGAACAATTCCTACCATCAAGAAAACAAATTTGTTCAAATGTAAGTTGTATAAACCACATTCTGTTGGCTTCATTGTTTTTTCCAAAGGAAAAGTTTCTATATTGAATATCATCAACCAAAACATTATTGCCATTTACCACCACATCAAGCATTTTTGCAAAAAATGGTGCAACAATAGTACTATTGATTCTATAATTATCAATTTTTTCCCTTCTAAGAACTTTGCCACTATCTGCTTCACTTTCAACACTAACTGAACTTTCTGTAAATTCAACTTCACCCTCTAGAAGTATGAAATTATAAAAAGCAGGGTTGTTTGTTCCTAAAAAGTTGCTGAACTGGCTGTAAATGTTACCATTACAATCAACAGAATCATAAGTTGAACTAATGCCTACAAATGATTTGTTGCAATCTGGTATTTCTTCAAAATATTCAGAGAAAATCACCCTCTCGACTTCCTGAATTAAAGAAATTTGATTGAACCTATAATAAGTAACTCTTAACCGCCAACACTTCAAAGAAACAGGCAGAAAGGCAGTATTTAAAAACCATGTTTGAACACTTCCAAAATCATTTGAATGTGCAACATAGTAATCATCACAAAATAAATCAACATCAGAAAACACAACAGCACCATTTTCATCAAGCACTTCAACTTGTACAAAATAATTTGTTGGGTTTAGTATGTCCTTAAAACCAAAAACAAGGTTTTCCGGTGCATCGTTCCTATTATCAGCAAAGGTTGTTTGAAATGGAAAAACGTCACCCCTTCGATAAGGTATTTTAAAATTCTGATCTGCACCGCAAAGAATACAGCCCCATGCATCACCTTCATTTAAAACAAATACAGGTGGCAAAATTGGGCATGGTCTTTTGATAGGCAATTTGGCCCTATATCCATAAGTTAATGCAGATTGTGGTGTTTTTACAACAGGGTATTGAATTACAAATGCCATAGTATCAAAGATAAATAAATTATTTCAAAATAACAATTAACCCAAATCAGCACATTGATAAGTGTTATTATTGTAAAATGTTGAACCTGCACCAACTAAAGGTTGGGGGACTTCAAAAACAAATGTATGTGCAACTGTATGTGGCCCGCTGCCCTTATCAAATTGCGCTTCAACTCTCCATTCAACAAAAACTGAACCTAGTAAAGGGTTTATTCTTACACTTCTAAATATATCACCAACAGACGTTGGAAAACCAACAATATTACCTGCTGAATCAACAATTCTTTGATAAACTGTAGTTATCCCGCCCACATAATCAGAATCAGCAACAATTTCTGCAGCAACAAGTGACTTGTCAGCGATAACAACCCAACCAGAAAATGGACTTGCATCTTGGAATGTTTCAATTTGTGTATTTTGCACCAATCCTATTGGGCAATAGTCTGGAAACTGTTCATAAGCCAATGCAGTAACCCAAAACCTTTGATTTTGTGTTAACTGTAAAACATTTACTTTGAATGCTGCAAAATCGCCTGCAAAAGCAATATCAACATCTTCTAATTTTGGGCTTGTTAACAATGGCAATTGCACAACAGCGGGTGCCCAATCTTCTTGTTCTTCAATGCTATTTATTGATGTGTTGCCAAATTCATCTGCAGGGTAAATTGTTGCTGCAAAATTAACTGAACCACTTAAAAGGGCATTGTCTTTTTCTACTTCAACAACAACTTCTGCTTTATCACAAATATCAAAAACTTCAACTTTGTTAGTTGGGTAAAGTGCAGCATCATAAACTTTTGCAGAAATCAAAACTGGTGCAGCTTCATCATTTTCAAATGGTTCAATTGCAACATCTTGAAAAAATTGTATTATTACATTTGCATTGTTTTGAACCGTTGGTTGGTCAAATTCTACAAACCAACGTACTTCAACACTCTGCCCTGCCTTTTCTTCATCAGCTCTAAAATAGGCTTCAACAATTATTTCTGTTGCCGTATCACTAACAACAACAAAACCTGCTGTGATGATTTCATTGTTCAAAGGTGGGGTTAATGTATTGGGTTTAAATTCTTCAATCTGTTCAGCATCTCCAAGCCCTGTTGAACTTAATATTGCCTTAATTAAAGTAAGTGCAGAATCAAATGAACCTGAAAGCCCTAATGCAGCAAGTTGTGAATTATATGATACTTTATCAATTACAAGCCTTGATTTGAATCTTGAATGTGGTGCAATCCCACTTAAATCATTGCCATCAAATTCTTGGTTGTATGTAGATATAAAACCATCAATTGTTGGTGTTATTGGTGGGGTGTAATTTGCTACAAGTTCAG